TTATCCTCAGCGATTTACAAAGCATGTAGCAAAACTGCGCCGTACTAAGATTGAAGATCTAGCCGGAGCGCTTGGCAGTCACATGCAGAATTATTGTTGGGATGAAAAACACTTCATCTTTTTTGAGAAAATGTATAGACATTTTCGAAAACAAAAGCCTGATTTGTTTCCTTTAACGTTCCAAGTTCCTATGAGCTTGTTGCGTTATAAGAGCAAAGGCTATGAAGCTAGTGCTTGATCGCGCTACGCTTATATTTATGTTTTGTTTGTTGTAGTGGACAGTGGTGGTGTAAAATATATTTATGGGAGATACATATGACTTTATCCCGAACTATACTGGACCAAATATATCGGATGGTAAGATCCAGCTTAGCGTGCCTTTTGGAACAGCAATTCCGAAGGACAAACTTGACGCTTTGTCGCGTTTGCACGACACTGCGTATGCTCGCTGGGAAGATCGCTACCACCGTGAGGTTGCGGACAGCATATTTTACGACGATGCTATCAAATTGGGCTCTCGTACTGCTGACGCAGCCGCTTTTGCAGTTAAGTACGGTAATTATATCGCTAATTCTGCCGATAATCTTATTCCTGGCATAGCCTCTGGCGCCATATCACTTGGTGCGGCTATAGCTCAGGCAGTAGCGGCCGGCGGAGTTTTCGGCGTCGTTTACGGCGCCGTTAAAAATTTATATAATGTGGCTCAACATTTGGATGATACAGCTACTCGTAAAGAAATAAACGAGTATTTTGCTACAGATCCTCATAAGGAACTGCAGTTGCAAAATATGGAATGGAATCCTGACGGCACTGCAGCACCTCGGACTGAGGTCTGGAATCCGAATGTGACCACTTTGAATAATTCCAAAAATATTACCAGAGGACCTAAGCCTGACGATTTTTTCATCGTCTCTAAGGCTACTAATTATCCTCTGCAGAATGACCCACCAGTCTACAATGGTTATGTGCCATTGGATGGTGGTGGTGTAAATGAAATGCAAAGAAAAACTGAAAATTATGATCCTTATATTGATATTGAGTCTAAACCCGCGGACAAATTGAAATTTAAGGATGGAAAAGATGTGCCCGAACTCCCTCCGGGTTACAATAAAAAATTATATTTCGTTGACTCCTATGATTGGAGCATCAGAAAATA